ATAGACTGTGCGTATTATACTCCTGTTGAATTATCCAAAATTTTTCACTTTTTGCCACAAGATCAATTAGATTTGGTTAAAAAAGCAAGTGGTAAAACCGGTCAAAGTGGAAAAGAATATACCAAAATTTTAAGACAAGCAGGTATCGTAGTAGATTGGGAAACCGCTATTGAAATATTCAACAATTTAACATGGAAAAAATTTGCAACTTTAGCAGAAAAGACTTTTCCTGGTTTAGAACAACTCTCTCCTGATGCATATGGTGCTATCGTTTCTTTAGTGTTCAATAGAGGAACAAGTTTAAAAGGACCCTCTAGGTTGGAAATGCGAAAAATAAGGGAGTTGGTACCGAATAAGCAATATAAGTCAATAGCGGCCCAACTGAGGAAAATGAAGAGGCTATGGGAAGGTAAAAACATGAAGGGATTGCTCGAAAGACGAGACGCTGAAGCAAATTTAATAGAAAACTGCGCATAAATGAATTTAGATGAAATATATTCAAAACAAGTAAAAAAAACCGCTATAACAAATTTGTCAGTTGGCGGAAATATGCCAAGTATTGAAAGAGATCCAAATATAGTTAAATTAGAAAAAGATGTTTTTGCAAAAATGAGAAGTATATGTCCACCAGACCCAAAAGAAAACAAACCATCTGTCTTGGGCGTTAAAACATTTTCTTTTGAAGATGCAGTAAAAGAATTAATAAATTTAAAAAAGATTTCTTAAATATTATTAATTTATTCTCTCTATAAATAGAATTATAATACAGATAAAAAAAATGTCAACTGGTTTTTTTATTTTGTTTAAAATTACCTAATAATAAAGAAATACCAGAATTACTTATTAATATTTTTTAATTTGTCAAGTTTTTTTAACAAAAATTCTTCATCCTCTCCAGATGGTATAAGACAAGCAAAATTTAAAAATAATCCTTTTTTGTTTGTAAACAATTGTTTATCTGTTTTTAATTCTACAAAATTAGGTAAATTTTTTTTACAAATTCTTTTACATGTTTTTATCATTTTATCTGGTTCTTCGTAAAAATTATGCCATTCTTTTTTAATTTTTGAATCAAATGAATATGATAAAATTTTACAATTATTTTCATTTGAAACTTTTAAAAAATCTTCTAATTCTGTTTTTATCTTATGATTTAATAATTCCTTTATTAATTTGTCGCTACATTTGATTAAACCGTTTTTAAAAAGCTTCCAATCATATGCGAAATCTAATACATGAACAGATAATTCATCGATATAACAAGAAATGTCAAAAATTAATACATTTTCTTTTAAATAATATAAAAAATATTTTTTAATCTTTTGTTCCGTCACAGCTATCTATAATAGCATCAATTAAAATTTCTTCCACTATTTCGCTAGGTAAAAATAAATTAGCTTTTTTGATTGTTTCGTTAATTTCCGAATATTGTTCAACTAATTTATTTTTAACATTAATAGCTTCCATAAACTGTTGTTTTGATATACTATCAAATGTTGGTTTATGTTGTAATTCAAATGCTTCTAACAATGGCTGTCCACTATTTGAAATTATCTCTGATAATCTTTTATAAAATCTGTTTAAAGGTGACAAAGTTTTAACATTTGTTAATGTTTTTAGTTTTTCGTACAAATATGCTAAAACAGAGGATTTTTTAATTTGTTCTTGTATTCTATTTAAAAATTCCGGTGATTTGACATGAGTTTTACCATAAGGATTATATAGACATCCACTCCCAACATATTTAGAAGAACAATAAATGCACCTATCGTGGTTATCCATATGTACATGGGTATTGGTTGGGGAAAAAATACACCCTTTGCCATAAGATTTGGAATCACAATAAATACAACTCATACTATATAATTACTTTATTTTTATAAATATCTAACTCTAATTTTGGTGCTTTTCCAATTCTTACATTTATAATGCCATTATAATAATCATCTCGTAACAAAACATTGTTGTCTATTTGTTCTTTTATTTCAAAATATGCTAATGACCATTTAGAATTGCATGTTCTTAGAATTTTAAAAGTAAAATTGTTCTTACCATATTTTTTAATATCTTCGTTCAAATCATTAGATGAACTTGTGTATGTTTTCCAATCAGATTCTTTGAATGCTATTCTATTTCTAGTTTTACCCTTTAATGGTTTTCTTTTAATTCTAGATATACATTGTTTTTTTCCGATATATTTTTTATTGTTAATATTATTTTTTATTTCATATAAAAAACCAAATATAGTGTCATTCATCACCACACCTTCGTTTAATATCCAATGTCCAGTATCCATTATTTATTTTTTTATTTTTCTTTTTTTTGTTTTTTTGTTTATTAATTCTGGTAATTTTCTTTTTATTATTTTAGATCCTAATAAAGTTGGTTTTATATTATAACCTGTCTGATAACTGTCTTTACTTACAGGATCATCTGAATTGTATATAGGAACTTGGGATGTTCCCATAACATTAGCTACTGAATTATTTTCTAACAATTTTTTTACAAGCTCTTGATATTTATTAATCATAATATATAATCTATTTATTATACAACTTATGGATTTTTTTGAAAAAATTAAACAAGAGATTAATACTGATCTAGTTTTAGATAGAATTAATCTTTTAGAGAAGCAATTAATGCTTCCTGCGATTAAACATAAGTGGGTATCTAGACTAATAGATCAAAAAAGACTTAAAAATAGTTTAGAGGCTAAGAAAAAACATTTAAAAGCAGATGTATTAAAAACTTTACAAGATAATGGCATACCAGCCAATTTACCAAAAGCAGCATTAGATAGGAAAATAGAAGGATCGGATTCTCTATTAAAAATAGATGAACAAATAAAAGAAACCGAAATTATTATTGAATATCTTGAAAAGGTTGAGAATATATGTAGATCATTAACTTACGATATTAAAAATGCAGTAGAATTAGAAAAACTCGAAACAACATAAAATGGTTAAAATCGAATATTCCAATAAAACAAAACAACAATTACAATTAATTTGTGATAGTTCTGTGTTAAACCGAATACGCGATAAATTTTCTGCTCCTAATCCAGCATTTAGAAGAAATTCCAGATTTTCTCAACCGAGAGTATATGCTATTACACCATCTGGTAAATGTGATTCCGGTTTACTTGATAATGTTCTTGCTTTTTTACAAGCAAATCAAATACAAGTAGAATTAAATGATGAAATTGATGAATTAAAAAACATAGGCTTTGAATCGCCTGTAATAAAAAGATTTGATCTAATATATAGACAACACCAAGAAACATCTATTGAAAAAGCCTTAAAAAAAGGAAACGGTGTTGTAATAATACCAACTGCTGGTGGTAAAACTCTCATTATGGCAGGATTAATTGAATCCTTAAGAAATAATTTAAAAGATGAAAACGCATTGGTGTTAGTAACAGTGCCAACGATACAGTTGGTAGAACAAACATGTGCAGATTTTTTGTCGTATGGTATGAATAAGGTAACAAAATGGTCCGGTGACAACAAACCAGACCCAGATGCCACTACCATAATAGCAGGAACTCAAATTCTATTATCGGATAAAACCGATTTATCTATTTTGGATGATGTTAAAATATTAATGATAGATGAATGTCATTGTATTAAGAAAAACAATGAAATTAACAGTATTTTTAAATTTATTAGAACTCCTTATAAATTTGGATTTACCGGAACTATGCCATCAACTATTATAGATGAATGGAATATCATTGGAAAATTGGGTCCAATTGTATATCAAGAAAAAACAGAAGATTTAAGGAATAAAAACTTTATATCGAATTTCAAAATAATCATTCTTAATCTTATTCATAAGAATATTCCAAAAATATCTTTAAATTTTAGTAAACCAGCGGAAGCATATCAATCAGAAATGGATTTTTTGCTTCAAAATGATAGAAGAAATGAAATAATATGTAATTTAGCCAATAAATTACATAACAATACTATAATAATGGTAGATAGAATCGATCACGGTATTAATATCATAAATAAACTTGAACAAATTACAAAAAAACCTTTCTATTTTATCAGAGGTTCAACCGAAATGGAAGAAAGAGAAAATATTAGAACATTGATGAATGAAAAGAATGATATAATTGTCGTAGCTATATCAAAAATATTCAGTACAGGCATTAATATACCAAATTTACACAACATAATTTTTGCATCTGCTGGTAAAGCCAAAATAAAAATAATGCAGTCTATAGGTAGAGCATTAAGATTGCACCCAACTAAAACCATTGCTAATATATTTGATATATCAGATAATACCAAATATGGAAAAACACATTTGAAAGAACGAAAAAAACTTTACGACGCAGAAAAATTTAAATATGAAGAAAAAAATATACAATAATGAAGATTTAATTGATGATTTGATCGATGACGATATCGATGATGTCATGTCTGATGAGGATTTAACAGATTCTGTATTAAACGATGATGATATATATGCTGATATTGATGACATAATCGATGTCGATGAAGATTTAATTGCACTTGATGATGCAATGCCTAAAAAAAGAAAAAAGAACGGCGCAAAAAAAGAAGATTTCTATGTCGAACCTAAAAAATTCGATGAAGAAATAATGCACTATTATGATAGTGGTGTATTGAGTGACAATTTAGCGGATATGGTGAATAAAATTGCTCACAAATTGAGTTATGCATCTAATTTTATCAATTACACATATAGAGAAGATATGGTCGGAGATGCATTAATTAGAATGTTTAAAGCATTAATGTCAAAAAAGTATGATAGAGTAAAAGGAACAAATCCTTTTTCGTATTTTACTCGAATAGCATTTAATGCATTTAGAAATAGAATAAAAAAAGAAAAACATTTGAATGAAACTCATCTGAAATACCAAG